GGGTGTTTGGCATCTCACTATCATTTACTGATATTGTGACTGGTTCGATTCCAGCGTTGGGCTCCATTAATGGGTCAAATTATAATCGACTGTATAGCTTCTATTCAGTCGTTAAACTATTCATTCATAATTATACAATATTATGGTTTTTAAGAAACTTGGTGAGTACGTAAAGAGAAAAGTTCATAATGATGGTGAAAACCGTGAAAATGCAGGCTTCACAGATAGTGTGGTTCTGTTTTCAGGTATGGGTTATAAAGTTGATTTTGACCAATGTATTAATATCAGCGATTACATTGACAAAATTGGTATATCTGATAGTACTCAAAGCTCAATCTTTTGTGATATCATAAAAGAACAGTGCATGGGAAGTGTATATATTGATGGTTCTAATACAATGTTATTGACTAATAGTTCTTTCGAAGGGATATTAGACTCTGTCAACACAAACCTTAATAATCTAAAATATGTTGATCCGATACTTCATGAAAATTTAGTTAACGATACATTAAGTTTCTTTAGTAATAGAAAAGTTGTGATATTGCAGGAAGGTGTCCAAGGGGCAATTTATAAAGCTGGAAGAATCGCTCAAAGTTATGGATCTACAATTTTAACAGTGGAATCAGTAATGATGTCAAGATTATTGGGCGTCACTGGAAGTAAAGTGTTAGCCGGGCAACCACTATTGTGGGTTGCACTACCAACTGTTGGGGGTATTTTCTTTCATGGGATGTCAATGATTATTGGGAATAATGTTGCTGGTCGGAGTTGTCAGACTGTTGGTAATGTACTATTGATTCCAATGAGAGGGTCAGAAATACTGATCAACAATCTACTTCTTCTTCCGCTTGGGAAAATTTCTGGTATCCCAATGATTTTGAACATGACTGATGCAATAAATATGGGTCCGGGATTGTCTGTTTCAGATGCGAAGAAACTCTCAGATGTTGTTAGGAATGGAAAACTTTCTCCTCTATGGGGTAAGATTTCTAAAACATTTAAGATATGGTTTACTAAATAATCATTATTTTCGTTTTCGGAAGGAGAAACTTAATGAAAATCAGCAAAGAAGAAATTAGAGGGTTTTTTGACAAGCTTATTGCGAAGGGCGTAATAAGGAAAGAGGATATATTATTCGACGATGAACAATTTAATCTTAACAAAGAAGAGTTAATAAGTATATGTGCATCTGGCTCTGCTATTAGATTAAATGACAAAAACGATAAGCTTGAATACGAAAAAGAAGGTCAATGGAGTGAATGTCCAACTATGGCTGACGGCATTGAGTTATCTACAATTTTCTTGTGTGACAGAATTCCTCAGTACACATGGAATACAGATGAGGAAGAGTCGTCTGTTGTAAATAACGAAATTGAGAGTATTTATACTTGTTGTGTCATTGCTAGTACCTGTAAGGAGGAATTCTTTGAAGAGTTTAAAGAAGTACTCGACAATTACGAAGAAAAGGACGTATTGTCTGGAAACATCGGTCCAGGATCTTTTACGTATCTTCTTAATGATTGGAAATCATTGCAGTCTAAGCAAATACAAGCTTTATGCTCGGCGTGTAGAGAAAACATAACATCAAAAAAAGAACAGTTCAGTTCTTTAGATGTTTCAATTCTAGACAAAGAGGTTCGTACAAAATTAAGAGATTTAAAAACCGATATTAAATTATATTTTAATGAGTTCAAGAGGAACAAGTTAAATGAAGAGATTGTCAAGAAACTAAAGAAACACCAATTGTACAAATTATATGATGAAAGAGATTCTCATATTCGAGAAAGTATTATAAGTAGTTCCAAATACGCGAGTGTTAGAACTTTGTACATGCTTGATAAATTAAACTACGAGAATGTTCCACTTCTAGTAAAGAAGAAAATCGTCAATTCTGCAAAATTGGAAGTTAAGGAAATTTTTCAAGGTAGAAACGTCGAGCCATCTATAAGAGATGAATATAAAAATAAACTTTTAAGAAAGGGTATTAAAGTCTTTCTAAAAAAATGGAAGAATGATGAATTGAATAAGTACTTAGTTGAAAAAGAAAATTACATCTTGCCAACTTTGTAAAAACACCATCAACGGCGAAGATTTTCGACAAAATCTGTGAATTTTCTGAAGAGCTTGAAGAATACTTTGTAGACAATTTGAAAACGCCCTTAATCGTTTCAAAACATCTTACTAAGACGATTCATGAATCTAGCATCAAATTGGAAAGAAGTGGTAAGAAGAAGAAACTTGCTTATGAAAGAAAACATAGAGCTGTTGTATTTGATGACACTTTTAAGGGGTTCTCAATTAAGTTTTTTAAATCGAAAAGAGAAATAAGTACTGATGGGATAAACAGCTTTTATCTTGGCAAACATATTATTCGAAATGGTGAAAGAAATCAGAGGTTCTTTAGATCACCAAGTACCGCGAAAGATATGTATAGACAGAATAGGGAATTCTTTGAAAGTTTCGAATTAGATGTAGAGAAGTGTGTAAACGTTGAAGGGAATTGGCTTACTAATAAAGTTGTTCTTCAAGATATTTGCACACCCACTATGACTGAGATGACTTCAAGCTACAAAGTCTTCAGAAAGAAGATGGATCCTATTGTGAAGAAAATTTTAAACAAGATATCCTTTGAAGTACTTCCGTCTCCCACTATTGATGATAACGAATTATGTGAATTTAATTCTAAAACGCTTCCAGGCTTTAGATACAATCATTATCTTAAGTATCAAACTAAGGGTGAAGCAGCTTCTGTAGCCTTAGAAATTGCAAGAAGGCGTTGGAATTATATCGAAAAAATCTCAAGAACTGGAGAAAGTATACAGAGGAATAAATTAATTCCGAGTATATATTCTATTGGTGCCAGAAATAAGAGAGATTATAATTATGAGATTGATGAAAACGTTAAATCAAGGGCTATTCATATGCCCGAATTCCATGTCGAGATTAATAGTGCATGTTGGATCGATCCAATAACTGAATCAATCGTCAGAAATAAGAGGGGTGCGATATATATCGGTAACACCTTCTTAGATTATGAAAGGTTCAAAGCTGTTGTGGAAGATAGAGATGTTATCATTGAAGGTGATTGGAAGGGGTTTGATAGTACTCTTTACAAAAACATTATAAATCTAAGTATTTCGATTTTAAGGTGTTTTTTTGATTTAAAATCTAAAAGAATTGATAATCATTTTAAAGCGATTTATGACTCTGTTGCTATAAAAGATTATTATTGTCCAGGAGGTGAGCTTTATCGCACTATCCACGGATTACCATCTGGTGTAAAAGCGACTAATTTACTAGGCTCGATAATAAACTTATTGGCACTTGGTTATTGTGTAGGTTCAAAGAATTTAAAGAAAATCGACTTCACTGTTGGTGGTGATGATTTTATTATTTCTCCCCGGAAAGGGGTTTTATTAGACCTTGAAGAAATTAAAAAGAAGTCAAGAGAAATTGGGATGGAGTTTAAATTTTTGAAAGAAAAGAAACAAAGTAACGATTTATCTGACGATTTACCCACATTCTATAAGTATGTGATTAAAGACGGTAGACCAATCACACCTGCAAAAGCTTTATATGAAAGAGTTTTTATGCCATGGAGTAGAAGATTAAAGAATGTATATGAAGTTGAAGAACATTTGAGGGCGCTGATTCCGACAATGGCCTATCCTTCAACCTGTTTACTTCCATTTTACTATTATTACGCAAAAATTTTAAGTATTTGTCGGGATAGTAAGATAAGTCCGTCTTACGTCTATAAGTATCATAATTATTGTAACAATAAGGTGTTTGAG